AGCAGTCGCTTTTACAGGTTTATTGTCATTAGGTTTAGCTGCTACAGGGTTATTATTTTCATTTTCAGCATTGGCACCTGTAGAACCAACTTCATTTTTATTAGGTTTAGCAGAAGCAGACGCTTTTGCAGGTTTATTACCATTAGGTTTAACTGCTCCAGGGTCATTATTTTCATTTTCTTTACCTTTTTCTACTTCTTCTCCATTTTCTTTACCTTTTTCTACTTCTTCACCTTTTTCTACTTCTTCACCATTTTCTGCTTCTGCTTTTGCTCCTTTTTCTTTACCTTTTTCTACTTCTTCACCATTTTCTGCTTCTGCTTCTGCTTTTTCTCCATTTTCTACTTCTTCACCATTTTCTGCTTCTGCTTTTGCTCCATTTTCTTTACCTTTTTTTACTTCTTCACCATTTTCTGCTTCTGCTTCTGCTTCTGCTTCTTCACCGTTAGGTTCTTTAGATTCATTTCCATTATTATTATTTTGTTCTTTAGGGTCATTTCCATTAGTAGCGTTTCCATTATGATTTGGAGCTCCAGGTTCATTCTCCGAGTTATTGTTAGAACCTGGATTAAGTGCCTTATCTTTTCTATCATTTTCCTCCCACGTTCCAACTTTTACGACGCTTGTTGCACTTGAGAAAAGAGCACCCATTATCCCTAATATTAATACATGTTAATAATCCGGGATTTTAACACTTCTTGCGATATGTCCGCGACTGTCGTTGCCGCCGTTTGCTCCTGCGTGTGCCGCCTTCACTAGTGCTACTGCTGCCATTGCTTCCACTGCTACCATTGCTCCCACTACTGCTCCACCAAGTACTGCTGTTAGCTGAAGGGTCCGTATTAGCAGACTGGTTACTGTTTGCTGAAGGGTCCATATTAGAAGAAACAACAGCCCCAGTAGCAACAGCGCTGCCTAAGACAGCACCATGTCCACTACCATAGCCAGATGTTAGAACTGTTTTATTCGAAGCAACAGATGACGCAATGTTCGCAATGTAGCGTTCAAAGTTGTGCGGATTCAGGCTCTGCGTTAAAACAGTGCAACGAACCGGGCTAGCATTTTTTGGCGGATTGCTATCCTGAATTTTCATAACCCAGCCAAGTTGGGTGAAAAGCGCCGAAAATAAGTCATTAGCAGTACCAACGTCAACATAATCCGCCCAATAATCAATAACACCATCATGGTCCAACATACCTAGAAAGCATCCGTTATTAATAAAAAGAGGTACTGTGTCCGCTGTGCCCATGTCCATATCATGCTTGACAACTGCACCAAAGGAACTAATCCAAACTATACCCTCAGTACCTTTATCGGCACTCACTGTTGTGTATGTCAAGTTCTCACCAACAAACAAAAGCCGAAAATTACTGAATATATTTAAGTCACCACTAACTGTCAAATTAGGAGTACATGCAATAAAGCCGCGGTCAGAAAATCGCCAGCGCTCCCCACTCTTAACATTAATTTGTACAATAGAGCCCTGTAAGAGTGGTGAAAGTGTTATTTTACGAACACTGGGTGTTGGATTGGTTACCAAATTTTGTAAAATACTAGCACCAGTAATACCACGTTTTATACCGCCAAGAAACCCGTCATTACCAAATTGTGCCGATGTAACCAAGCCGCCGTCCATATAAGACATGGTTTCCTGATTCGTAATCAATGATGAACCGGGCTCCATAGAGAAATTTAAAATATCGTATCCGTTGATGTTTTTGATGTCAGCGCCAAGATTTTTATAGACACCACTGACATTTGCCTTACTAATTTTTTCATTTGAACTAACTGCACTATCTTTTGGAACGTCCTGAGTTGTAACAGTAGAAACGCCTGAGCCAGCAGTTTCGGGAATATGTGTTTGAGCTATTGGAGCTATTCCTACTGTCGACATGACGACCCTATAAATAGGCGGTAAAAAAAGTAAAAATTGAATAATTTAAGTTAAATAATTCAATAATAAAATGGACTCTAAAATCGTCAAGGACCGTATGGAGAAGATACGCTTGCAAGAAATTCTTGTAAATACGCTGAAGCAGGAGATGGATGCACTCTACAGTATTTACGATGAAAGAGTCGGTCCGCAAACAACACGTGAGGAAGAAGGCGCAATTGAAGCTGTGTGCTGGGCAAAGGAAACACAGTGGTCCGCAGCTAAGCACGAACTTAGCATGATGCAAATCCGACTGTACAACCATAAGAAAAATCTAGAGCAGTCGGTCATAAAAAATGATTCCACCGCAACGAACCAAAAGTAGCGCAAATGAAATCAGATACAAAACATTTATCGATTCTGGATGCCATGGTATATGTTAAACATAATATGGCGCCTCTAATGGTTCATACCTTTGAGCAAGGGCTAGCGCAGCAGCAGCAGTCAACAAGTTTAACAGTTAATGCTTATAAACTTGGAGAACTTGAACTGAATGAGGAGATAGTCGATACAACACTATTTCTGCGTCAAATAACAGCGGCTATGTACCCTAATATTTCTTAACTTGAATAATCGGACCACTCTTCTTTTTGCCAGCCGTAGCAGGGTCAAAATCCTCCGAGCCATCACCAGGCTCAGGAGGCTTCTGGTTCCAGAACTCAGAAAGACCAATGCGGAATTGAGGGCGGGGTTGCGCCTTGTACCAGAAAACCTGATCCTCAATCTTGTTACTTTTCGCGTTGTTATCAATAACCAGACATTCGTAATTCTCAGTGCACTGGTCCATAATTTGACTGAAGGAGTCAAAATCAGGAAACATACCTGCAAACTGCTCATACAGCCGCCGACGATTCGCAACAATGTTTTCGCGCAAAATGAAAACATAGTCAATATTGGTACGAAGCACCGGTGGTATACCCATACAGTACTGCATTGCAACTACGTATAGAATCTTCCAGTGACGCCCGTTCATGAAAAGACTACGAATATACTTGTCACGGGTCCACGCGCTATCGAAAAGACAGTCATCCATAATCATGAATGTGCGTGGGTCAACAGAAGAGCCACCCTTTTGCTGTAGGTCTTTTTGGATTTTGAGTGCCAGTGTCTTCTGGCGTTTTAACAAGTTTTGGATAATCAGCGGATTAAATTCCTCATGAATAAATAGGGGGGGAATAATAGAGCCATAAAAAGAGTTGGCTGATTCTGTGCCGCTAATCACCGTCCCAATGGGGATGTTCTGGTGATGGTACAGTAGGTCGCGAATCAAAAAGGATTTACCAGTATCTCTTTTACCGATAAATACGACAACTTTGTCGTCTTTGATTCGGCTCATATCAAATTTTCTTAAGGCTAAATTCATAACACGGCGACCGCCGGCAGGGACGATTTCATTTGACATAATGATATCTGCTGTTGGTGTGAGGACATTTTATTTTACTATTTGAACCTGGTCTGCAAGCTGCGGAATGAAGCCCATTCAGGTTTCCGGAACAGTATCAGTAATATGCCTCCCAAGCACAAGAAAGGTCCCAAAAAAGTACAGAAAAAGGAGGCAAATAAGACGGTAACCCCCCCGCCGAATTATTTACCACGAAACAAGGTTTTGCCCCGGGAACTTTTACCCCTGTTTGGCACTAATTCCTTAAAATCATCAATAGATAATGCTCTTTTCGAGTTTAGAAACGTCCAAGAGTGCTTTCCTAGTATTTCATTCTTATCGGATAATCACGAACATGTGCTTCAATCACCCCTGGATTTTTTCACATTAACAGGTGAACCAGACGGGTATTATATTGAAGTGCAGGGAAAGCTAAGAGATATTTCAGGTTCAACCGTTATTCCTATGTTTGTAAAGCGTGTTCACCTAGTTGAACCAATACCAACAATGGAGGGTACATATAGTTTGCCAACAGATGGCGCCCTACCCCAGCCTCAAGAGTATTGGAAAAACACACTAACAAAAATTCACGATAAGTATAATGAAGCCTACATAGATTCATTGTGTTGCGCAACTGTATCAAGATTAGTGGAAACAGAAACAAGTCCACACTGGTGCAGATTTTACGGAGCATTTAATGGACGGGTAAACAAATATTTATATAATATTACAGGTGAGATATATAGTTTGCGCCGTGAGCGTTGGTTTAACAAAAACAAGCGCGCGGGCATATTTAAAATCACCGTTGTTGGTGAGGACCCTGAACAGAAACCACTGGTCCAAATAGTAGAAGAAGGCGGAGAAATAGAATGCGATGCTTTAGAAAATGGAGCCAATGAAATTGTAAATATAAGTATAAACGACAATGAGAGCGACTGCATATCTGAAGCACCTTCCACTGACGACGAAGCACCTATAGAATTACTTGAAGATAGACCTGTTCGTATTATAAAAATGGACAAAAATACAAGTGATGAAGAAGAGGCTAGTAACACAGAACACAGTAGCAGTGACTGCAATGAAGACAGTGACTGCTCTGAAGAAAGTAGCAGTAAAGGCAGTGAATCAGAAGACAGCCAAGAAGACGACGAAAGCGACTGCGATTCAGAGTCATACGATGGAAATAATAATCAGTGCGAATTCTTCGCGGAATTTGCCGATTTTCCAGTTCAGGTGACCCTGATGGAGCGTTGCACAGGAACAATGGACGCACTACTTGATATCGAAGAGGATGCCACAGACCCTGAATTAGAAAAAACAAAGGATGCACGGTGGTCTGCTTGGATATATCAGGTAATTGCTGGTCTAACTGTAGCTCAGTATCATTACGGTTTTGTACACAATGATTTACACACAAACAATGTCATGTGGTCACCGACCAATGATGAATTTATTTACTACAGACTTGATGGATTAAAGGGAGGCGAACAGTATTATAGAGTCCCAACATATGGTAAATTAATGAAAATTATCGATTTTGGCAGGGCGTCATTTTGGTTAAAAGACCGAAGCACCCTAATCATATCGGATTCTTATGCGGACGGTAACGATGCTGCGGGACAGTATAACTGCCCACCATATTACGATTCAAGTGAGCCGAAGGTGAACCCGAATCCATCTTTTGATTTATGCAGAATGGCAGTGTCAATGTTTGACGCCCTTTACCCTGAGCAGCCTGAAACCAAAACAAATCCCAAAAAATTATCTGAAGAGGAAGGTCGTACAACTTATGAGACGACATCCGAATTATATAACCTATTGTGGTTTTGGTTAACAGACAGTGAGGGTAAAAATATTTTAAGAAACCCAGACGAGTCCGAAAGGTTCCCAGACTTTGATTTATATAAGTATATTGCACGGTATTCTAATAATTCCGTGCCTAGGGAGCAAGCGCATATTAAATATTTTGAGACTCTATACAAAATAGAGAAGAAAGATATTCCTAGTGAAGTAAAAGTGTGGACATTGCCACTACTTTAATTAATTTACAAGCGGTGACCTTATTTTTGAGTAATCCTATTTTTAATTTTTATTCTTTCACCTTATTAAGATAATTCTATCTTAATTTATTAGTCGGCTAGCCATTTATGATTCTAATGAATCATATTTGGAAGGGAAAAGCGACGCATTAATCTACTTTGAATAATGCGCGCTTCACAAATCTCGTGCTTAAACATCGCCTAAACAGCCTTAATTTGAGCCTAAATAAAAAGATAATAATAATCTTTGACTATTATTATTTTTTGCAACCAGTGGTGGTGGAAAAATGAAAAAAAATTGAAACGTTGATACAGTACAAACTACTGTCAGGGTCAAAAAGACACTTCACAAAAGAAGTATCAAAAACTTCTGAAGCAAAATGCCCAAAAAGCCCAGAAAAACCCGTGTCGGCACGACTGCCTGGTCTGCACAAATCGCGCGTGACAAGGCGCGTCACGCGCAGGAGCAGCAGGAAAAGACGCAGCAGGAGCGTGAGGATAAGCACAAGCAGTGGCGGAAGGCGGGTGCAAAGCAGGAGCAGGAGCAGCGGCAGCAACGGCAGCAGTGGCAGCAAGAGCAAGAGGAGCAGAGGCAGCGGGCTGCCAGACCCCCTGCAGCCAGTGAGCGCCTCAAGTGCCTTAGGGCGCTAGGATTATTGCCCGCTGCATCAGAGGCAGACATCAAGAAGGCATACAAGCGCCTATCTCTGCTGTACCACCCTGACAGGAACCCGCTGCCATCAGCCCTGGAACGAATGAAGGCTATTAACAACGCCTTTGAGTACCTAACTGGTAAGCACGAGGATTGAGCAGCACATAAAAATAAAACAAAAATACAAAAAAAGTTTTTTCTATTTTTGTTAAAAGCTTGCTTATAGCCAGTTATTCGTATCAAGCGTTGGTGCAAACATGCGCTCCAAGCCAGGTGTCCACTGTTTAAAGTCTTTGTATTCGTGGAAGCGGTCGTTACTGTAGTCCAACACACCCTGCTTGTCGAAATACGGGTCCTGTCCACCATCAATCTCAATGTTCGGCGTAATCTTTCCAACCTCTTTTGCCCGCTCAATAGTGCTTTCATCCTCACCATTTGATTCAGCGTACTTCTCCTTGCGTGGCTTGGGTCGCAGCTCAGAAACGCGATACTCATTTTCGCCAACACGCTCCACTACAGGCTCCCAGTTAGGGTCGTTTTCATACATCTTTTTAACCATTTCTGCAACATCGTCAGTATCTTGTGTAGTCAGATTTTCTGCACTCTCAGATGTAAAGCCCTCAAGGGAAGCCCGTTCCTTTGCCTCATTTCCGTCATAGTCAGGAGGGTTCACAGCCATGCCCTCCATATTTTTAAAGAAGACACCAGTTTTAGGATGTCTAGAAGCACTATCTTTGCGCCCAGCAATAAATTCAGTCTCTGCATCTGCGCGAACCTCTGAATTAAACGGCAACTTAGCCCAATCAAACTGGTTCTTAGCCATCAGTGAATTAACCGTAGTGCGGGATAATTCGCCACGTGGAGATGATTCATTTTGAAAAATGCGTGTGTATTCATAGTCGTCCATTTTATTAATAGGGGTCTTAGCATATGTTTGTTCACCCTCCACCTGTTTTGTATAGACGTTGCCGAATGTATTTTGATTAGCGACAGTCTCTGGTGATGCGCCCTTTTCTCTATCTCCTACGGTCTGCGCAACATCAACTTCACGCGGACCCTTGACATAAGGTGGGATACATACTTCACCCGCAGTACTCAAGCTGCTGAACCAGATAATATAGTCGCTCATTGTGTCAAAAGAGCGTCCTTGCGGTTCAACATGAATTTTACCATCTTCTTTGCGCTGTGCTGATAAGGGACATTCATTTCCGTTTGATGAAATCAAAGAAGTCAACCCTCCACCAATAAAGCCCTCTTTTTTCAAGTCACTAAACATTTTATAGTACCAAATAGACACGCTTATCATTATAACCACCAGTAAACCGACACAGGCGTACAGAAAGTGTTTTGTCAAGTCAGCCTTAGCCATTCCCTCTGAAAAATGCTAGTATAAAAGTAGGAGGAAATGCTCTCATCGCTTACCGGTTTATTCAGAAAAAGAGATGAGCCACACAATGAGAAGTTTGATGAAAGCGCTAATGTATCAGTGCGTTCTCCCGACGAACTACCGAAATTAGAGAAACTTGTAAAGGGTGGTCCCGTTACATTTATATTTGTACATGCCGACTGGTGTGGTCACTGCCAAACATATAAGCCCATTTGGCAGCAGTTGCTAAGTATTCCGGGACGTACTGCTAATATGGGTATGATTCATCATGATATGGTTGAGAAGTCACCGCTGTTGAAGAATGCCAAGATACCGGGATTCCCAACTGTATTAAAGGTCATGCCAAATGGTCACATTGAAACATATAAGGGCGAAGACAGCAAGACTACAAATGCCGTCCCGAAAATGAGAGATGTTGAATCAATGACAAAGACCATACTAAACTCCACAAAACAGAATACAAATGCCAGAAAATCGGCAGACAAAGTATTAGGTAATCTTGTAAATAGTCCAAACGTAGAACAAAATAAGAATACAAGAGTTGTGAAATTAGGAAAGCGTGTTAGAAACACAGTAAAAGTTAATCAACCGACCGTATTTGCAGCCTCTCAAAAGGGCAGACGCAATGCATCTGAACCAACAATAAGAGTCAGTAGCGAATTACAGCCCGCAACTAATGGCGCCGTAAGCATTGGTGCTACACCTGTTGCGCCAATGAAAGGCGGCAACCTTTTTACAGCGCTAACACAGGCTTTACAACAGGCGGGTCCTACAGCGGTTCTTTTGTTGGCAAATGGTGCACTTCCAAAAAAGTCGCCCTTACCGCCTAAAAAATCACGCGGTTCTACTATGCGCCGTACTAGAAGTAATAGCCGCTCTAAATCGCGCAAAAATTGACATATTAAAAATCACAAATAAAGTGTTTAAGAAAACAACAACGCTTATAAAACAATGACAGACGCAACTGGTAGTATCGTGTTTCAGTGTTTAGATTACGTCGCACGTGACGAATACATCTTGGAGGAAACGGATGAGGGTCCGACCGTAGCTTATGATGACAACTCAAGTGGTTCTTATAAGCCTCAGAAGAAGCAGTATTACAATCCTAAGCAGCCGTCACCAGATGATGAGAAGAAGGGGTTTCAGATTCTGTTGTTCGGTTCAAATCATGAGGGAAAGTCTATTACAGTAGAGATTACTGGATTCCGCCCCTATTTCTACGTTCAGATTCCTGAGACCTGGTCGACCATGCAGAAGTCCGCCTATGAGAAGTACCTGCGCTCCTTTGTTCATTCATCGTATGAAGCTCAGGAGCATATCAAGATTGAGGAGGAGCGTCACAAGAAGCTGTACGACTTTGACAATGGCTTCATGCACCGCTTTCTTCGTATTGAGGTGCCATCTATTGCGATTTGGCGACGCATCAGTAACGCTCTTATGACAGAGGGCTTGGAGCCGAAGGCGCTTCCTGCAAAGGTGTCGAAGGGTGAGGAGAAGCTCAAGGTACATGAGTCGAACATCGACCCTGTGCTGCGATTCTTTCACATGAGGAATCTGGAACCTGCGGGCTGGATGCGCATTCCTCCTCATCGGTTTGATGAGCTTGATAGTGAGATTTCAACCACGGCGCTCCATTACAGCTGTCATTGGTCCGCTATTGAGCCGGACACGACGCGTATTGCATTGGCGCCCCTACTTCTTGCATCATGGGATATTGAGTGTATGTCAAGTCACGGTGACTTTCCGCAGCCTAGGAAAACGTGGAGAAAGCCTGCGCGTGAGCTTCTAGAGGCAAACGTAAAAACATACGATGATGCGATTTGTGCGATTGCGGATGCGCTTAACGGCGCCGAAGATTCCACTATTAGTCACATTTATGCAAAGCGTAAGCCAAAGGAGCCCTGGACCTTTGAGTCCCTGGCGGAGCATTTTCCAGATGAGAAGGAGCTGGAAGCCTATCTGGCAAATAATGACTCCAAGCAGGATGAGCGCATCACAAAACTAGATGAGTATCTTACTGAGGAGCTGAGTCTTCCTGAGATTAAGGGCGATGAGGTCATTCAGATTGGTATTGTATTGTACAGGAACAACAAGCCTGAGGCAAAGCACATCTTTGTCCTGAACACGTGTGAGCGTGAGAAGGTTGCGCCGCCAACAATGCGTGATGTTCCGGTAAGCGTCTATCCGTTCAAGACGGAAACAGAGATGCTCAACGCATTTCATACTTGGCTGCGGAAGACTGACCCAGATTGTATGATTGGATACAACGTGTTTGGTTTTGATGAGAAGTATATTTGGACGCGGTGTGAGGAGCTCAAGTGTATTAATCATGTTAGTGCCTGGTCACGTCTGAGCTCGGGCAAGCCTAAGCTTGTTGAGAAGTTCCTGAGTTCAAGTGCAATGGGTGATAACACGATGTATCTTATCAATTCGCCTGGCAGACTAAAGGTTGACCTGCTACCCTATGTGCGCCGCAACTACAATCTGGATTCATATACTCTAGATAACGTGTCTGCAACATTTATGTCTGGCTCCATTAATGGGGCTGTTACGGAAATCGACGCCAATACACTCAAGGTGCCTACAAAGTCAGCAAAGTCCGCGGTCATTGGGCGCTTTGTCGTCTTGCTAGACGATGATAATGACCACGTCGTGGACAAGGCTGAAATCATTGGATTGGATGACAAGTCGGTTCATCTTCGTGTCGAAAATGGTATGGCAAAAATGGCAGACCATGGTGCAAAGCCGTCGCGTTGGGCGCAGGTCAAGGATGATGTTAGCCCAAAGGAGCTTTTCGCTCTGCAACGGGGCTCAGCAGAAGACCGTGCAAAAATCGCGCGTTACTGTTTGCAGGATTGTGACCTGGTAATGGAGCTGTTCATGAAGCTGGATGTACTAAACAATGCGATTGCCATGGCGAATGTTTGCTCAGTTCCTGTGAGCTTCATCTTCATGAGAGGACAGGGCGTGAAGGTAGAGTCGTTGTTCTTCAAGGAGTGCCGTATGGAGGACCAGCTGATTGAGGTGCTGCCAGCGCCCAAGAATGGATTCGGTAGGGAGCCGCCGCCACCTGTCCTAGATGCGGATGGTGAAGAGCTGCCTCCTGCGGAGGATGTTTCGTATGAGGGTGCCTTTGTTCTGGACCCTGTAACGGGTATTTACTTTGATGATGACCCTGTTGGCGTGCCGGATTTCTCATCACTGTATCCATCAACTATCATTTCTGAGAACCTGTGTCATAGTTCATTAGTCTGGGTCAAGGACCACAAGCTGGATGGTTCTATTGTCACTATTCAGGGCTCCGATAAGTATGACAATATTCCTGGTATGAGCTACATTGATGTTGATTATGACATTCTTATCAACGACCCTGCGGACAAGCGCAAGCATCCTAAGAAGATTAGTGATGGTCTTCGCGTGGCGCGCTTTGCGCAGCTTCTAAATGGTGAGAAGTCCACGACGCCAAAGATTCTCCAGAAGCTACTCTCTTCTCGTAAGGCGACCCGTAAGAAGGCAGAGAAGGAGGAGGATGAGTTCAAGAAGGCGCTTCTGGATGCGCAGCAGCTGGCTTACAAGCTGACTGCAAACTCCTTGTATGGGCAGCTGGGCTCAGGTACAAGTAAGATTCGCCATGTAGTTATTGCGGCTTCCACGACGGCTTATGGCAGAAAGCAGCTCATCTTTGCAAAGACAATGATTGAGTCAATCTATGGTGGCGGTAAGGACGCGCGTTGTGACGCGATGTGTGTATATGGCGATACGGATTCTATCTTCGTTCGTTGGCGTCCAATGGACCCATCAACTGGCGCGCGCCTGTCAGGTGATGAGGCGGTTCGTATTGCAAAGGAGCTGACAGAGGAGGCAGGAGCGCTTGTATCGTCGTGTCTGAAGGCACCGCACGACTTTGAGTTTGACAAGGTGTTTAGGACATTCTGTCTGCTTAGCAAGAAGCGCTACGTAGGCGATATGTCAGAAGGCGACCTGGATGACTTTCATCGCAAGGCTATGGGCATTGTGATGAAGCGGCGTGATAATGCGCCAATCGTGAAGTATGTGTATGGCGGTGTGATTGAGGCAATCCTGTCAAAGCAGGATATTACAGCGGCTTTCCACTTTGCGCAGAAGGCATGTCAGGAACTGGTAGATGGCAAGTTCTCTATCAGTAAGCTGACTATTACAAAGTCCCTAAGGGCAGAGTACAAGACACCGACGCCGCCGGCGCACAAGCAGCTGGCGGAGCGTATTGGTCAGCGCGACCCTGGTAATAAGCCATCCACATCGGAGCGTATTCCCTATGTGTTTATTCCGGCACCACCAAACTCTACGAGCCAGGGTGACCGTATTGAGACACCAACCTTTATCAAGGAGCACGGCATCACTCCGGATTACGCGTATTATATTACAAATCAGATTGCAAAGCCTGTAGCGCAGGTCTTTGGCTTGGTCGTTGAGAAGCTACCTGGCGTAGCTAAATCGGAGATTCAGCGTATCAACGCAATACAAGATAAGGGCAAGCGCGTAGATGCCCGTGAGTCACTGGCGTCTGAGATTCTGTTTGGACAGATTCTGTCAAAGATTATGAAGGCGCGCGCAGCAAATCAGGCAAAGAAGAAGATTAGTGATGAGGCAGATGCGCGGAAGAACTTCATTGAGATGTTTAAGAAGAAGTAATGAAGACCCGGTCACAAATAATATTTTTTATGTGTATAAAATAAATGGGCTTTAGCATTTATTGGAACCAACTTCCGGTTTCGCAAGCGGTCTGGGACACGTTTGTTCATCGTGCGTTAAAACTTGTCAAGCGCCGTCGTACAGGTACAATTATGCTTGAAAATAAATATGCTCAACCGACACAAAAGAATGTGCTATCGTTTAAGGGTTCAGAGGGTGAAAGCCACGAAACTTTCTATGTAAGTAAGGATTTTAAACACTATGCTGACAGAAATATGGACGGCTTTGGTTCTTGCAAAACGGCGCGCAAGCCCTACACAATGGATGTTTACATTTGCCTAATTTTGATGTTTGACCTGGGCATGATTAGAAGTTTTAGTTCAGATGATATGAATGAACAGTATCCTGAGGCACTCAAATACGTAAAAACGCATTATGCGCTAAACCGCTCTTATGAGAAACTAAAGAACATGGGTCTTTATGAGGACGATGATGGTAAATCAGTAAAAACTGCTAGCCCCTTATCTCAGCGCCCAAGAAAGCAGACGGCTAAAAAGGCGAAGAAGGCAAGACGTGTGAAGTCAAGACGCGCAAAAATGTCACTCTAAAATCATAACCCCGATTCAGGAATGGAATGGATTCCACAATTATTTTTAACACTAGTGCTGCTGTACGGTGTTCTTTTTTCAAAGACGCCCAGTCAGGCATATGTAGTTCTTATAGCGCTTACCTTAGTTTTCTTATTTTTGCGCTACGTAAAATTAGACGGACCCGATTCACTATTGTCAGAATTTGTCAGGGCATTCAGTCTCAAAAATCCTGAGGAATTAAAAACCGACGAATTAGTTGTTGGCTGTGCTGTAATTATCCAGGTCCTAAGAACAATAATTCTGAATTTCAATTTACAAGATATAGTTTTTTAGTATAATTATAAGTGATATTACAGCTATAATATTTATGCTGGTGGGATTGAGGTCTTCGTATTCTTCGTTATAATTTGTACCACAAAGATGGTCCATTGCATCTGGCGCTAAATTCTTATCTAGCGTCTCATGATGGCGCCGGTGAAATAATGAGCCAATAATACTGTAATTAATTATATGTATTGATACATATGTAAGTGTAAAAAGTAAAATTACGTAAAAAGGCACAATTTCTATACCGACCAGCCTTTGAACACCATAGAGCGATAGGTTCATAGTGGAATCAGTGATGGTCTCATAAAACAGTTCCAAGTATCTAGGTATTGTTTTTTCCGACTTGTGATGATAAACCATATGTGTATTGAAAAAATCAAAGACACCATAATGGTGTGCTATATGTAAACCCCTATGTACAAAATAGACCCATCCATGAACTAAAAACACACCCAATAAAGTTAATATTTGTGATTCGGGACTAAATAAAGCAGCGCCTAACCAAAAGACGCAAAAGGACAGTGCGTAATTCCGTGAAACATTTAAAAATACTTTTTTTAATTGCTGCGTAATCAGCATCTAAAAAATAGCAGTTTTAAAACTAAGTTCAAGTGCCGCATCACTCAATCGTATTCATCGGCTTTACAACAAGCTCTAGCTCCTTAGCATGTGTTCGCCATGCGTCAACCGATACGTGTGACGCATCGGCACGCGCCTTGTAGTAGTTAGAGTTATTAAGACTATGGCGAACACCTCCGCTATATATCAGCTGCTTGTACCTTAAATCTACGTGGTCTATTGCCTTCTCTGCAAGTGACTGTGTATTTGTAGTGAGTCTAGGAAACTCTCTAGCAATACGTGAAGCCTTCGTTAGCTTAGTACTAAGCCCCTTGTACTTCACGTAGCCATCCTCATTCTGTCCAAGTGGTGGAGCCGCACTAACCTCCGCATAAATCTGTTCAAAGATGTCATTGAAGTTACCAAAGGGTGTCTTAATCTCCGCATCAGCCTTGTCATCACGGTTCTTCTTAAGTGCAATGCGGTCCCAATTATCACCAAAGCCGCGGATAGTAGAGTTATAACGCCGACGAAGTACATCTAGGGCGTCATTAATGAATAGGCGTAGTTCATTGAGCTCCTTGATAAGTGGCTGAAAGTGTTCTACGTCTTTGCCCTTCTCCTCCGCTACAGTAACAAGCCGCCTGAAGATATCCATAGCGGCGCCAGTCAGCGTCTCATAAATACGGCGTAGCTCCCGCTCTTTCTCATTCTTCTTCTCACGCGCCTGCAGCGTGTTCTTCATTGCCTCATCATCGATTTCTTTGAGCAGATACTGAATACGCAAATCAATGTTATCGTTGATATTCATACCATCACGATTCAGCGCAGTAATGTCTACGTTCTGAACATGGCTAATGCGTCTGTGCGCAGCCTCCAACACGCTTAGCCATCCAGGATAATCACGGGAGTTGGCAATGGCACGGCGCACAACATGCCACTCAATCAAGCCTCCGCAAGGAATATCGCCGATATTACGTGGCGCCTCTCCGTTATTCTGCTTGCGCTGCCACTCATAGTAGTGGGGATTGTGAACAACGCCAGATGCAATCTGACCTGTGCGCCAACTAAAGGCGCTGTGGCAGGAAACACACCACATCTGGTCGCAACCATCAATCTTGGTAATCATCTCACCGCACTTGGGGCATGCCTTGGTGTCCTTAGCTAGAAGCTTAGCAGTCTCCACGTTGCCAGGGTCACAGGTGTGCTCAGAGTCGCGCGCCACACCCTTGACTTCATGACATTCGGAGCAACTGTAAAGCTCACAAACACCGCACTTCCATGCACTGCTAAGGAAGCCGCGGCACCCATTTGAAGGGCAGCGGCGTACAAACTGACTGCGCTTCTTAGCTGCCGCATCATCAACACCAATACCCTGGCGAAGGCGCTCACTCTGGTGTTGCAGGTCCCATACCTGCGTATTGAGTGCCTGCTCCTCAGAGTGCAGGAGCGAAATCTGCGCATGAATCGCCTTTCGTCGGTCCCGCATAGGAATAATAAGCTCACGGTCAATGCGTGCCGCCTCATTAATAGCCTCAATACGGGGCTGCGTTGCGGGAAGAAGAGCCCGCTCCCTATCAAACAGAAGAGTCTCACGGTATTCGCGGTAGGTAGAATCACGCCATACCTTGGTCATGATTGTATCTAGATATTCGCGATTCCACAACTTCTTACAATCTGAAGTGGGGCAGCGTGGCTCATCTACGATGGATGTAAGCCAGTTACCGACACACTCCCGACAATAGTCAATTTGACAATATGGGCAAGTGCACTTCTTACGGGTCGAACCATTAAACTTATCGGCACAAATCGGACAATCGGTAGCCATAGCTGTTTTGTTAATCAGCCCAGAGCGAAATAAGGTGTCAATTTTTACATGCAAGTCGCGTTATTTTCACAATCATAAATATAGATATGCCTAATTCTGCTTCTAAAACAAAGAAAGCGCCCAGAAAGGTTAAGAGTCCTAAGGCACCAAAGGCACCAAAGGCGCCCAAGGAGCCTAAGAAACCAAAAACTCCTAAGGCGAAAAAGAGCCCTAAGGTAAAGACTGCCAAAGCACCGAAGGCGCCAAAGGTGCCAAAGGCGCCTAAGAGTCCCAAAGCAAAGAAGAGTCCTAAGGCAAAGAGCTACGGTAATATCCACTACACTGCCAGTGCCCGGCTCAGAGGCAAGGTTGTGTTATTCACAGGCTTCCGCTCCTTGGACCTAGAGAAAGAGGTTCTTAGACATGGCGGTGTCCTAGCACCCAGCATGACGAAGGCGGTCAACATGCTGATTGTCAAGGATGCTTCAGTTGACAACGCTAAGACACAAAAGGCGGCAGCATCCGGCGTTCGCGTATTAACCGCAGATGAGTTCAGGGGCATGCTCTAAATTATCTATCCGTATTAGGAATGGAAAAGATAATTACATATTACACGCGTCATTGTATAAGCTGTTTAAATAAGGTTATTATTGCAGTAACGTTACCAGAATACAAATCTGAAGCCCCTTGTCCTCACTGTGGCGCCACTGTACGAATCTGGAGATGATGTGATTGCGGTTCTTATTATTTATTTTTTTAAAAAATAAATATAAAGCAAAACTATGCCGACCCTGACTCTGAGTCCATTACCTAGCGCTGTGAGCCGTAAATTAGCAGGTTTTCAATCAGGGAATCCACTAAAACTCAGTTTCAAGGTTGGTGAAACTGCTGAAACTGTCCTTAATCGTTTTAATACATATAGAGGACCCGACAGTCAAATTACCTTGTTAGTTACGGCGACGGGAGTCCCCTTTCTGCTACAGACTCAGCTAAGCTCTGATTTGACGGTGTATGTGCCGTAGGTGCCGCAGGTACAGGTGCAGTCCGTATATCCGCCCGACAAACAGGACATACAACATGCTCTCTAAACCACCTGTCAATACAGTCCCTATGAAACATGTGACCACAGTTGATAAGACGCCGCCATCCATTTGTTGCAACAGCAGAATCACGTGGCGAATCGTGTTCCTGGCAAACGGTGCATATTGCATCGGCTGCCACTGAACTAGATTCAACAGCTTGACTTCCTGCCTCAATTTCAGCTGCCGTAGGATTCACAGGCACAGGGTCATAGAAGCTTGCCCAAAGCGCTCTTACTCCGGCAGGATTGGTTTGAGGAATCAAAAGTGAACCAACAAGTTCGTCAAAAAGTGTATTACGTAAAACATTATTAACAGCCGAAGTTATACGAACCCTTGGTTGAATCATATCCTCATCCATACGATTATCGTGATGATGATAAATCGTATTGCGCGGCTCCCCACCCCAACCGCTGTTTAAAGAGGCTTGCAGCGGTGACATTGCTGGATAAGTCCGCATAACACGCGGCGGTGTCCGTAAAACAGGCGCCTCTCTAACCGCCCGTAGCCATATCCATTCATCGTAGTCGTCACGACGCTCCTGTGCTGTATTTTGTGCATAACTTTGGCGCGCCCGATTAAACGTCTGCGGATACAAATTTGCAAGACGAAAACGTACCCAACTTAGCATTCTGCCGAAAGAATTAGTATCCTCATGTGGAAATAATGTGTTATCGTACAATAATTCAGGAAAAACCTCATGTAATTCGTCTAGGAATCCGACACCGTACATAGAATTGGAATTTGTGTTATTATTCATACCTAAATATTAGACCTTTTTTCGCTTTTAAACTGGTTTAGAGAAAAAAATGAAATCCGCATAAACGCAATTCCTTTAATCAAAACAATAAAACCATGGACAAGACACAAGAAAAGGCTCACGGTAAGGTTGGTCTAGTGAATCTTGGTAATACATGCTTTCTAAATGCGGTGATTCAGAGTCTGCGATATTGCACCGACTTTGCAAACTACTTCACATCGGGTGCCTATGAGAGCCACCTCAAGAATGACCGTAACACCGCCTCTATTGTGGAGGAGACGGCGGATGTATTCAAGGGTATGTGGAATGGCGACGTAAAGGCACGTGCCTCAATGGCACCCCGCGGCTTTGTAGCTAGTGCTGCGCGGATTAGCGCACAGTCGCCGACCTTTGAGGACCTGTTTCGCGGTGGGCAGGCGGATGCTGCTGAGGCGGTTCTCTTTGTTCTTGACGCTCTTCATGAGGGCGTAGCACGCAAGGTCAAGATGGAGGTTGTTGGCAATCCTAAGAATGACAATGACGTGCACCAAATCAAGGCGCTAACCTCCTGGTCAGAGTTCTACGCAAAGGGCTACAGTCCCGTTGTAGAGCACTTCTTTGGGCAGCAGATGACGGCAACCATTTGCCGCAACTGTAAGAACAAGAACACGCGCTTTGAGCCATGGATGATGATTAAGGCGCCGATTGACAAGTCTAAGGGTGACAATCAGCCCCTGTCCGACTGCATTGATAAGGCTTACGATAAGGAGCTTCTTGACGACTATCAGTGCGACAATTGCAAGACGCGTGGACAGGCGGACCTTGAGCACACGATTTCCAAACTTCCACCAATTGTTATTCTTTCACTGAAGCGCTTTGACAATGATAACAACAAGATTCGTACCAAGGTTGATATTGACCTGGATAAGGTTGACCTAGCCAAGTGGATTTCATTCCCTTCGGTGTCAAAGCACATTAGTACGGAGTATAGCGTCTTTGCCGCTATTGAGCAGCATGGAGGCACCCGGGGCGGGCACTACATTTCCTAT